TTGAAAAGAAATTTATTGAATCTAAAGCAGGCGCTCCGGCTATGATTACAGACGCTAGTGGGAAGCCAATTAAAAAAGCAGCCTATAGCGCAATGAATAGTAAAGCTATTGATGCATTACGTAAAGAGTACACAAAAATGAAAGGGTCTACAGAAGAATCACGTATTGCAAATGCAATTGTTCAGACTGGTAAGGCAAAACGCGGAGGAGGCTTTAAATAATATATTATGGGACAATACGGAAATCAACCAGACTTTGCAACTATAGTTGACACTGTTTCAACTTTACCTTTAGCTAATATCAAGTCTGCTGCAATTTATATTGGAGCAGTCGTTGATCCATTACTTAATACTACAATAACAGTAAGACCAGTTGGTAATACCACAGATGTAACATTCTCTGGGTTAACAAGCGGTACATTCTTACCAGTTATTGTTTCTGGAATTACATCAGCTGTTAATGTTTCAGCTGCAAATATTTTACTAGTATACTAATATGATAAATATAGGGATCGGAATAGGATGGGCGAAAGCCATATATAGCGTAGCAAATAACATTATTGCTAATTTTAAAGCTAGAGTGGCTACATATCCAGGTAGTATATTTGAAGCCGGTCCTTGTTTAGATACAACATTAGAAGAATTAAACGCTATTGGATTATTAGACAATGCGTCTCTTGTTGTTACGCCTAACGCTTATAACGAAACTAAACTTTATTCAGTAGTTCCAAACACTACGTTAGGCGATATGGATGTTGTTCGTGCTACAACAGCGACTAGAGTAAACGAATTAGGACTTATTGAAATAGTACCTAGAAATTTATTGACTTATTCTGGTGACTTTAGTGACGCTAGTTGGGTTAAAGCAGGAGGAGCTACAATAGCTCTTTCAACTATTGAACCGCCTTTTCCAAATATTCAAACGTACAATTTAACAAATATTGGAGATTCATTAAAATATATTACAAAAGATACGGGAACAATAATAAATGCGAGTTATTCTTTTTATCTAAAAGCAATAGACGCATCAGACATTGGTAAAACTTTTGGATTTAAAATATCAAATTCTTCTCCATATCTTAGTTTAGAATTAACTGACGAATGGCAAAGAATAGATGTTTTTTCTAGTACACTTACTGGTAATTATTTTAGATTACTTTCGTTAAGTAGTGAAGCAGCAACTAAGGTTTGTATTGCGGCAGCTCAACTTGAATTGTCTCCAACAATAACAGAATATTTCCCTACAACAACGCGTTTAAACATTCCTCGTATTGATTACACAAACGGAAGTTGTCCGAGTTTATTGGTAGAGCCTCAGAGAACTAATTTGTTAACTTTTTCAGAACAATTTGATGATGCAAGTTACGATAAGACAAACATATTAATAACTGCAAACACAACAAATTCTCCATCAGGTTTAATTGTTGCTGATACTCTTGCAGGAAATGGTGTAAATGGTTTTCACGCAATTCAAAAAACTTTGAATTTCACGGTTGGGATAACATATACACTTTCTTTTTTTTTAAAAAAGAATACAAATAATTTTGCACAATTAATATTGCCAAATGCATCCTTTGGAACAAATGCTTTTGCAAATTTTGATTTAAATACAGGAGTATTAGGAACTGTTGGGGCAGGAGTTATTGCTTTAATTAATAACGCAAATAATGAATGGTATAGATGTTCTATAACATTTACAGCAACAAGCACCTCTACATCAGGAATTAGTTGTGCTTTAATTGATACATCTAATTCAGGAAGAGCACAATCAAACTCTTTATCTACATCCGTTTATCTTTGGGGTGCACAACTCGAAGCTGACTCAAGCGCAACATCATATATTCCAACAGTAGCATCAACTGTAACACGTAACGCTGATGTTATTTCTAAAACAGGGATAAGTAGTTTAATTGGTCAAACAGAGGGGACGATGTTTGCAGAGGTGGATATACAAAACTGGACTTCTGGAGAGAGGATTTTTGGAATATCAGACGGAACTAACAACAACACTGTGGTTTTACAAAAAGGTACTTCGGTAAATACGATTCGTGCGATTAGTAGGCTTTCAAATGTTTTGCAGGTAACTATTCCGTCTTCTGCAATTTCTGGAAACACATTTAAACTTGCCTTAGCATATAAGGCCAACGATTTTGTTTTTTATGTTAACGGAGTACAAATAGGCGCAAACACTTCTAATTCTGTGCCCGCTTGTTCTGATGTTTATTTAGGAAAAAATGAGAGCCCAGCAACCGTAGGTATCTTAAATGATAGAATTAATTCTGCAATACTTTGGAAAGAACGTTTATCAAACGCTCAACTTGAATTACTAACAGGTGATTCATTCTACACATACGATAAAATGGCTATCGCTTTAAATTATAACATACAATGATAGAACAAGCAAGTTTAGTAATAGGCAATGATAATTTTGCCGTAAAGGAGAATAGTTTCTTAGGGTACGCTTTAAATCAAAATTTATACGTACCAAGAGAAATGGATGTAGTTCGTGCTACAACTGCAACGAGAGTAAACGAGCAAGGATTGATTGAAGTAGTACCAAGGAATTTATTTACTTATTCAGAGCAATTTAATGACGCAAGTTGGGTAAAAGCAGGAGTTTCTGTAACTACCAATACAACAACGGCTCCTGATGGAACTTTAACTGCTGATAGCGTTATAGAAAATTCTGCAACTGCTACTCAACATAGGATGGCAAAATTCTCAATATCATTAACAAGTGGAACTACTTATACGATTAGTGCTTATGTAAAAAGAGGAGTTGGCAGTAGAAATGTTCAATTTGGGGGTTCAGGAACAGGAGTTTGGATTAGAGTTTATTTTGATTTAACAAATGGAACAGTAGGCAGTCAAGTAAACGGAACAGGAACTATAACAAATGTTGGAGATGGTTGGTATAAAATTACTGCTACAGGAGTTTGTGATTTAACAGGAAATAATACATTTTTTTTAGCAAATACAAACGGAACTACTTCAGGAAGTGAAACATATAATGGAGATGGTGTTTCTTCTATTGTATGGTGGGGTGCTCAATTAGAATCAGGCTCATCAGCAACAGAATATTTTCCAACAACTGATAGATTAGATGTACCAAGAGTTGATTACTCAAATGGTACACCTAGTATATTAGTTGAGCCGCAGAGAACGAATTTAGCTTTAAGAAGTGAACAATTTGACAATGCAAGTTGGGAGAAAGTTACTTCTGCTTCTATAACTTCTTCTTCAATTATTTCGCCAAGTGGATTGACAAATGCAAACACATTAAATATTTTACTTTTAAATAGTGCTGTTAGGCAAGGCGTCAATTCGATTACATCAAGTACAATTTATACTTTTTCTTTTTATGCTAAAAAATCAGTTTCAGGTGGTGCAAATTCAATTAGATTTACCACAAACAATACTTCAATTTGGAATACTGGTTTCTCAACTAAATACACACTTAATGATAATTGGCAAAAATTTACTTATAGTGGAAATTTAATAACAATAGGTGTTTCATCATACCTAATTTTAGGAGGAATTAAACAAGATGGCACTGGGGATACTGATTGTATTGGAAATGTGGATATATGGGGTGCACAATTAGAAGTAGGTTCTTACCAAACATCATACATACCAACAGTAGCATCAACAGTAACACGTAACGCTGATGTTATTTCTAAAACAGGAATAAGTAGTTTAATTGGTCAAACAGAGGGGACTTTGTTTGTTGATATTGTATTTATCGATGTAACAACGGCTAATGCAATAGGTATTAATAATGGTACGGGTTCAGATAGAGTTGTTGTTTTTAGCGGTTCTGGATTGCTTTTTGCGCAAGTTCGAGTAGGTAATGTAAGTCAATTTTTTTATAATACACCTGTGTTAGTAGGAACACGATATAAGGCTGCAATTGCATATAAAGGAAGTGATTTTGCTTTTTATGTAAATGGAAATCAAATTGCCGTTGGCTCAACTGGAACTGTACCAACTTGTAGTGTATTTTCATACGATGCAGGTTCAGGTGGAAGCCCATTTTTAGGAAAAAATAACTCATCACAACTTTATAAAACACGTTTAACAAACGCTGAACTTGCACAATTAACAACACTATAATATGAACATATACAAATTAAATTACACAGACAAAGAAACTGCAATAGCTGATTTAATTGCTAAAGGAGTTTATGTAGAAACAGAAGATAGACTTGTATACGGACAAGGCATTCAAGCAATTGTTGAAATAGGTAAAATTGTTTTAGAAAATGGAACTTATGATTCAGATTTTAACGTAATTACAGAGCCAATATACTACGATGGATATGCTTATGATGTAATGTCAGAGCAAGAAATTGTTTTTGAAAGTGAAATATTCCCTGTTGACTGCGTACATAGTTTTTTAGGATATGCTCAAAACGCTGATGGATATATACCAGAAGACGTTGTAGTAGAAAACACTATAACCACGTAATTAAATAATAAATAGCAAGTGGGAGGTAAGGTATCTCACGGGTCTCATAAGCCCGTTCAAATCAGTTCGACTCTGATACATTGCTACTAATAAACAATCAAATTAAATAAAATGGAAAAAGTAAACAAGATTACACCAGAACAACTAGAAAGAGTAAACGCGGATCAAAAGAATCTATTAGCTATGTTAACAAACATTGGTGTATTAGAATCACAGAAACACGCTATCTTACATAACCTAGCTACATTAAACGAATCTATTGAAAACTTTAAATTAGAATTAGAGAATGAATATGGAGCAGTTAATATTAGTTTAGAAGACGGATCGTATACAGTAATTGAAAAAGAAACAAAAGAATAATGGATTCTGTTGTTAGAAAAATAAGTATAGGAGCAAACTACAAAGACGATGCCATGCATTATTCTGTGGGACAAGAAGTATATGGTGGACATAAGATCTCTCATATACTTTTAGACATTGTAGATAATTCTTATAATATTTACATAAAGAAAGAGAACGAGGTTATGCCATGGAAGAAATTTAATTCCAACATGAGCATTGCTATTGAATACGACCTGGAGTATTAGTATGACAAGCGTATTTAATTTTATAGTTAAACCGGTAGGATCTAGATACGATAACAAAATTGATGTAGAAGGTAAAGAGTTAATCTTAAACACTCGTATAGAGAGTTTTAAATCTGTAAATAATATAGCTGAAGTAGTAGCAATACCATTAGCATATAAAACAGATATAAAAGTTGGTGATACGATAGTAATACATCACAACGTGTTTAGACGTTTTTATGACATTAAAGGTAAACAAAAAAATAGTAGAGCTTATTTCAAAGAAGATTTATATTTTTGTGATCCTGATCAAATATATTTATACAAACCCGATACTGAATGGTTGTCATTTGGTGATCGTTGTTTTGTAAAACCGTTAAAAAATAATAACCAATTTAAGCTTGATAAAGAACGAAAGCATATTGGAATATTAAAATACGGAAACGAAGCCTTAAACAAGCTTGAAATCAATCCTGGGGACTTAGTAGGATATAAACCATACGGAGAGTTTGAGTTTATCATAGATAACCAGAGATTATATTGTATGAAATCTAATGATATTGTAATTAAATATGAATATAAAGGAGACGAAGAGGAATATCATAGTCGCTGGACATAAAATATATAAACATACAAAACGCAATAAAAACTAATCATTTTATATTTAATTTTATGAATACAAAAGAAACAAAGCAGGCTATTATTGAAGCCGGTAGGCAAGCAGTAGGAGAGTTAATTAAAGTTGCAAAATCACCAATATTAGCAGGCAATGAAGATGATCCTGAACCTGAAAAATTAAAGAATGCCGCGGCTACTAAAAAGCTAGCTATCTTCGATGCATTTGAAATACTAACTAGGATTCAAGAGGAAGAACGGATGATCAATGAATCCGAAAAGGCTGTTGAAGCAAAACCATTTAGAGGGTTTGCAGAAGGGAGATCTAAGTAATGTACGAACAAGCTTTATACAAAATAGTTACAGATCATGTAAAGCCAAATGTTGTTAAGCAAAAGAACCGTTATAATAAATGGGAGTATGGCTATAACAAAGAATACGATATGGTTGTAATAAGCCGTAGCGGTAAGATTGGCGAGATATATGAAATACAGAATTTAAAAATAGCTTTACCTTTAGCGGAAGATACATATAAAAGATCCGATAAAAAAGAAGAGCAATATTGGGAGCAGATACCTGTTAACAAAGAAATAGAAAAGATAAAGAATGTATTCGATTGGAATAAATATCCAGATGCATTTAAAGAGCATTGGTATGATTACATTGACCAAGAGTTCAAAAGAAGAGAAGAAGGTATGTCGTTTTATAATAACGGCAAAGCCACTTATATAACAGGTACGCATTATATGTACTTGCAATGGAGTAAGATAGACGTTGGAGCGCCAGATTTTAGAGAGTCAAATAGATTGTTCTTTATATTCTGGGAAGCCTGTAAAGCGGATAGTAGATGTTATGGAATGACCTATTTAAAGAATAGACGTTCTGGTTTTTCATTTATGTCATCCGCTGAATTAGTTAATCAAGCTACAATATCAAGTGACTCACGATTTGGTATATTATCAAAGTCTGGAGCGGATGCTAAAAAGATGTTTACGGATAAGGTTGTACCAATATCAATAAACTATCCTTTCTTCTTTAAGCCAATACAAGACGGTATGGATAGGCCTAAAACAGAATTAGCTTATAGAATACCCGCATCAAAACTTACTAGAAGAAAATTAGATAATAATGAGAAGCTAGATGAACTTGATGGATTAGACACTACAATTGACTGGAAAAACACGGGAGATAACTCTTATGATGGTGAAAAGTTAAAACTTTTAGTACACGATGAGAGTGGTAAATGGGAACGTCCAGATAATATATTGAATAACTGGCGAGTTACAAAAACTTGTTTACGATTAGGTAGTAGGATTATTGGTAAGTGTATGATGGGATCAACCTCAAACGCTTTAGATAAAGGAGGAGATAACTTTAAGAAACTTTATTATAATTCTGATGTTAAAAAAAGAACCCGCAACGGACAGACTAGTTCAGGATTATATAGTTTGTTCATACCTATGGAATGGTCCTACGAAGGATTCATTGATACTTATGGCTTACCTGTATTCGATACGCCAGAAAAACCTGTAAAAGGGGTAGATGGGAGTTGGATTGAATATGGTGTTATTGAGCACTGGCAAAATGAAGTTGATGGTTTAAAATCAGATTCAGATGCTTTAAATGAATACTACAGACAGTTTCCAAGAACAGAGCAACATGCCTTTAGAGATGAAACAAAACAATCTTTATTCAATCTTACAAAAATATATGAACAGATTGATTACAATGAAGATCTAAGAAATACAAATATATTAACTAAAGGAAGTTTTCAATGGGAGAATGGAATAGTTGATTCAAAAGTAATATTCTATCCGAATAAAGACGGTAGGTTCTTAATTAGTTGGGTTCCCCCTAAATACATGCAAAACCGTGTAATAATAAAGGATGGGATGAAATACCCAGGTAATGAGCACTGTGGTGCCTTTGGATGTGATAGTTATGATATATCAGGAACAGTTGATAACCGTGGATCCAATGGAGCATTACACGGATTAACAAAGTTCTCAATGGAAGACATACCAGCTAATCATTTCTTTTTAGAATATATAGCTAGACCACAAACAGCAGAGATCTTCTTCGAAGAAATACTAATGGCTTGTATTTTTTATGGTATGCCTATATTAGCAGAGAATAACAAAGCTAGACTATTATATCATTTTAAAAGGAGAGGTTATAGAGGTTACTCTATGAATCGACCAGATAAAACGTGGAATAAGTTATCACCAGCTGAAAAAGAAATAGGCGGTATACCAAACTCAGGACAAGATATTATACAAGCTCATGCTGCAGCAATTGAAACCTATATTGAAACTTATGTTGGAATTGTAGGCGATAACTTTGGGACTATGTATTTCCAGAAAACATTAAATGATTGGGCTAGATTTAATATCAATGATAGAACAAAGCATGATGCTTCTATTAGTTCAGGATTGGCAATAATGGCATGTAACAAACACATGTATACTCCAGTTTATGCAATTGAAAAAATAGCAGTAGCATTAAACTTTAAAAAATACGATAACAACGGCAATAGTTCAAAAATAATATAATAGATGATTTATACTAATAGTAATAGTTCTTTCCCAAGCCAGGTAGTACCTGATTCAGAAAAACAAACAATTGAATATGGCTATGCGGTTGGTAGAGCTATAGAGAACGAATGGTTTAGAGGCGATAGAGTTGGAGGAGGAGCTGGTAATAGATTTGGATCTAACTGGCAAAACTTCCACAGACTAAGACTCTATGCTAGAGGAGAACAGTCAGTGCAGAAATATAAAGATGAATTATCTATAAACGGTGATTTGTCATATCTTAATTTAGACTGGAAACCGGTTCCAATATTACCTAAGTTTGTGGATATTGTTGTTAATGGTATATCAAGCAAACTATATAAGATAAAAGCATTCGCTCAGGATCCAGCATCGACAAAAGCAAAGACTAAATATGCGGAAAACATAATTAGAGATATGATGGCTAAAGAATTGCTTGATGAGATACAAGCGAAACTAGGAGCTAACTTATATAATACAACAGATCCTAATTCATTACCTCAATCAAAAGAGGAATTAGAGATGCGATTACAATTAGATTATAAACCATCAATTGAAATAGCAGAAGAAGAAGTTATAAATCAAATACTAGATAGAAACAAATATACATTAACTAATAAAAGAGTAAATTACGATTTAACAGTTATTGGTATTGGCGCTACAAAAACATCTTGGAACCCAGCAAACGGAGTTGTAATTGATTATGTAGACCCAGCTAACCTAGTTTATTCATACACAGAAGATCCTAACTTCGAAGACATATATTATGTTGGAGAAGTAAAATCAATTAGTTTAGAAGAACTTAAAAAGCAATTTCCTTATTTATCTGATAAAGATTTAAAAGAGATTGAAAAATATCCAGGAGATTCAAACTATGTTCGTAATTATTATGGTCAAGATACTAATGATAATACCGTACAAGTATTATACTTTGAATACAAAACATATTCAAACCAAGTATTTAAAATAAAGAAAACAGAAACTGGACTAGAGAAAGCATTAGAAAAAGACGATAGCTTTAATCCACCAGAGAATGATAACTTTAATAGAGTATCAAGAAGTATAGAGGTTTTATATTCAGGGGCAAAGATATTAGGATTTGAAAAAATGCTAGATTGGAAATTAGCTGAGAATATGACTAGACCATTTGCTGATACTACAAAAGTTGAAATGAATTATAATATTTGTGCACCAAGAATGTACAAAGGTAAAATTGAATCGTTAGTTAGTAGAGCAACCACTTTTGCTGATATGATTCAGTTAACACATTTAAAGTTACAACAAGTATTATCTAGAATGGTTCCAGATGGAGTATTCGTAGATGTTGATGGATTAGCAGAAGTTGATTTAGGGAATGGAACAAATTACAATGCTGCTGAAGCATTAAATATGTATTTCCAAACTGGTAGTATAGTTGGTAGATCTCAATCCCAAGATGGCGGAATGAATCCGGGCAAAGTGCCGATTCAAGAATTACAAACGTCTAATGGTAACGCTAAGATACAAGCGCTTATTGGAACATATCAATATTACTTACAAATGATCCGGGATGTAACTGGATTGAATGAAGCAAGAGACGGTAGTTCACCAGATGTCGATGCTTTAGTAGGATTACAAAAAATGGCAGCAGCAAATTCAAATACCGCTACAAGACATATTAAGGATGCTAGTTTGTATTTAACATTGAAAACTTGCGAGAATGTATCTTTACGCGTTGCAGATTCATTAGACTTCCCGTTAACAAGACAATCA